AATAGAAATACTTTAATAACTGTTCCAAATGCAATTGGTACATTTGAACCTGGGGAAACTGTTGAAATTGGAACAGGAGATAGTACTGTTTATACAGCAACAGTTAAATCTTATTCTACAGGAACAGGAAATCTTGTGTTAGTTGGCACAGTATCAGGACTTGTACAAGCAATTGATCTTGATGATACTATTCCTGTAAAAGGATTAACTAGCCAAGCATCAGCTGATAATATTTCTGCAATAGAATTTATCGAAGCAGGAGATAGTTTAATTCTAAAAGATACTCCGGCTGAAAATGCTACTATAGATGTTTATAAATTTAACAAACACGATATACAAGATATACAAATGGAAACTAAAGTTAATGTAACTAGATCTACATTAACTGTTGGAACAGATGATTACTATGAATTTAATAGATTAACTAGAGGTTTAGTACAACTAAGAGTTCCAGCTTTAGATATAGCATATGTGTGGGTATTGCTAAACGGAGAAATGTTAACATCAAGCGTAGATTATAGATTAGTTAAAATGGATAATTACGTACAAATAGATAGACCCGTTAAAGAAAATGATGTAATACAAGTTATTCATTTTGCAGCTGATAAAGCAACTGAAAAATTTGGGTTTAGGATGTTTAAGGATATGTTAAACAGAACTCATTATAAGAGATTAAACAAAAATAATGTTTATATTCTTAGAGAGCCGTTACACATTACAGACGAAAAGATAACTTTGACAGATGCAACCGGAATAACACAGCCGAGTACGGAACTTAATATTCCTGGTGTGTTATTTGTTGAAGGTGAAAGAATTGAATACTTCAAAGTAGAAGATAATGTTCTATCACAGTTAAGGAGAGGAACACTAGGAACAGGTCCTAAAGATGTATACGAAGTTGGTACAGAATTAATGGATCAAAGTACTTCAGAGACTATTCCTTATAGAGATGAAATGGTGAGCTTAATTGCACTTGATGATGAATCAACGCAACTTACACTTGATTGGATACCTACAAAAGGTGTTGACGAATTTGAAATTTTTGTTGCAGGTAGAAGATTACGCAAAAATTCAATATCAGCTTACCAGTTCCAAGAAATAGATAGCGAAGGTAACTTAATAACAAACATTATTGATGCTGATAGTCCAGAAGGTGATATTACATTAGAGCCAGAATTTACACTATCAATTGAAAATAATACTGCTATAGTTACTCTTGCAGAGAAACCAATAGAAGCAACTAGGGTTTTAGTTGTTAGAAAACTAGGAAAAACATGGCAATTACCTGGAGAACAATTGAGATATGCAGATAATGCCATTGCAGATTTCATACGTGGAGCAACAACTGACTTACCTAAATAAATACACTAGCAGGAAGATAAAATGACAGATACATTTAAAGATTTAAACGGAGTACTACTCCAAGGACATATTAAAATCCATGATCCTGAGAGTGGAGAAATTCTTATTGACAAACGTAACGCTATTCATTATGAAAATATGAGTTTAGCGTTAGCAGAATCACTAGCCAATTCTGGACAAGGTCCAATATACAAAATGGCGTTTGGAAACGGAGGAACGTCAGTTGATCCGACAGGTATTATTACATACTTGACTCCAAATAGCACAGGAACAAATGCAAGTTTGTATAATCAAACATTTGCTAAAGTCGTTGACGATCAAGCAGGAAATAATACTGATCCAGTAAGAAACAAAATTGAAACAAGACACGTAAGTGGTACAAATTATACAGACATACTTGTTAGTTGTTTGCTAGACTATGGTGAACCTAGCGGACAAGATGCGTTTGATACTACTACAAACACAGAAAATCTTTATGTATTTGACGAACTAGGACTTGTTAGTGCAGGTCCAAATGGTGCAGACGGTAGGCTATTAACACATGTTATCTTCCATCCAGTTCAAAAATCATTGAATAGACTTATTCAAATAGATTACACTGTAAGGGTTCAAAGTTTAACAGGTTTTAACGAGGTGTAATAAATGGCATACGAAATTAGATATTCAGACTTTGTTAATAAAGGCAGTATTGTCATTGAAGATAATACTATTAACCAAGAAACTTCTTTAAAGTTGCCAGGACGTAATACTACTGCTTATGGTTCTAGTATTGCAGAAAACTTTTTACATCTATTAGAAAATTTTGCAAATGCAACACAGCCATCAAGTCCAGTAGAAGGGCAGTTATGGTATGACAATAGTCCGGGTGTTGACCAATTAAAACTATGGGATGGTAGTACATGGGTAGCAGCTGGCGGACTCAAAAAAGCAAATATTGCTCCAGATGCAGAAAATTCAGTTATTGGTGATCTTTGGGTTGATACAGATAACCAACAATTATACTTATTTGCTGGTTCTGGATGGTTGCTTGTAGGTCCACAATTTGCAGAAGGACTTGCTACTGGTTCTAGACCAGATAAAATTGTTGCTATTGATAACAACGAATATGATGTTGTATTCATTGAAGCAAAAGGAAAACCTGTTGCTATTATTTCAAGTGAAGCATTTAGTCCAAAAGCAACAATTGAAGGATTTGAAGGCGGAATACGTCCAGGAATTAATCTATCAGCAGCAAATATAGCAGGCGATGGCGTATCACAATTTAATGGTATTTCAGAAAAAGCATTAGGGTTAGTTATACCAGGAGTAACAACAGCTCAAGATATATTAATTACTGCTGCTAATGTTATGCGTAAAGACGCAATTAACCTTATAAACTATCCTATAGCAATTAAAAATCCAGAAGGATTGTCAATAGGTGAAACTTCAGAATTAAAACTAACAATAGATGGTTTTGGCGGCGTCATATCTCATGCTATACCAGGTTCTAATTTACAAATTAGAATGAACCCAGGCACACAATTAGTTGATGAAAATCCTATACTAGAAGCTGTATTAACAGTAGACAGTTCTAGAAAAGTTGGTATTAACAAGTCAGGACCAGAACAAGAATTAGATGTATCGGGTATTATTCAATCAGACGAACAAATTAAAGTAACAAGTTTATTAGACAGCGGAACTGTTAATAGTGGTAGTATTATAACTACTGGTGGTGCAGGCATTGCTAAGAACTTATCTGTTGGTGGACAAGCTAAAATCCAAGGTCCGTTAACAGTAGGTAGAGCACCTGATTCAATACCTTTAACAAGTATAGACTTGTCGGAGTTTGGTGTTGATGCTTTAAGAAATACATATAATGCTGCTATTGTTCCAGATGAAAATAACTTAAGAACTATTGGTACTCCAACTAGAGTTTTCTCAGCAATGTATGCTACAGAATTTATTGGAAGTCTACGAGGCGAAGTACAAGGTTCAGTTTCAGGAAGATCTGGACAAGCAGATAGATTATCGTCTCCTACAGTTTTCCAAGTAACAGGCGATGTTACTGCTAACAATGTCAGTTTTGACGGACAACAAGGAACAGTAACATTTACTACGGCGGTTAGTAACAACTTTATTGCTAACAGACCAGATGTTATTGGTGCTGGCGTAAATGCTAAACCTGTTCCTTCGGAAGACAATGACGAATTTTTAGTTAACAAACCTGAAGGCGTGTTTAAAATGCCAAGGTCTAGAATACTTGCAGGAGTTAAGGCGATTGTGCCAGTAGGTACAGTTATACCATATGCAGGTATTATTAATGATATTGAAATTCCAATACCCGACGGTTGGTTAGTTTGTGATGGCGGCATATACTTAATTGCAGAATATGCAGATTTGCACAGTCTTATACAGTGGTCATTTTTATCAAAGAGTTTAGTACAACAAGCAGGATTTGATCCAGAAAAATATTTTGCTGTACCAGATATGCGCGGCAGATTCCCATTAGGTGCAGATATTATGGGAGAAGCTGGAAACGCACAACGAATTATTAACGACTCTGCAGATGCTATTGGCGGCAACGGCGGCGTAGAACAAGTATCACTTGAATTAACTAATCTTCCAGAACACGAACACGATATGATAAATGATATGGACGGCGGCGACGGATCGCAATTCTATGCATTTAGTGATACATCAACAGTTGCTAACTTAGGTCAAGGTGGCACAGTTGAGAAACAAGATTTAGTAGGTACTGGTACTGGTGCATTGTATGCAGGTACTGGTGGTGTATCGTCACAAGAAACTATAGGGCAAGCATTTGATACACTAAGCCCATTTTTAACACTTAACTATCTAATTTATGCAGGGGAATAAAATAAATGGCTTACAAACTTAACAAAACCGACGGAACACTACTAACAGAATTAGTAGACGGTCAAATAGATACTACTTCCTGCGATTTAACTCTTATAGGTAGAAACTACGTTGGATTTGGAGAAGCATTCAACGAGAATCTTATTAAGTTATTAGAAAACTTTGCAAGCACTTCGCCTCCAGCAACGCCAATTGTTGGACAAGTATGGTATGATAGATCTGAAGCAAGACTTAAAGTTTATGACGGAAGTGGTTTTAAAGCAAGTGGTCCTATTATAAGTAATACTCAACCAGATATGGTTGCAGGTGATATTTGGATCAATAACTCTACAAACCAGTTACACTTTTATGATGGCACAGGTGATCCTATACTAGTAGGTCCTGCATATACAGATGCCCAAGGAACTAGTGGTTATGTAGTAGATACAGTTAGAGGTAAAGATGGTCAAGACAGAACAGTAGTAAAACTTTTAATTGCAAATACTCCTGTTGCACTATTAAGTAATATAAACTTTGAACCATCATTATCAGAACAATCAAGATTACGTATTACTGGAAGAATTTTAAAAGGCTATAACATTATTGATTCTGATAACTTTGTATTTTACGGAGTTTCAAATGCAGCAGAATCACTTATTACAAATGACCTTGACAGTAACGGAAACAGAATTAGAAAATCTGCATCGCAATTTTTGTTCTCAGATGCAAATAGTACTACAACAGGTACAATTTTTATTCAAAACTCAAATGGTTTAACTATAGGTAGAACAGGAGAAGCAAGATTTCAAGCAACTGACGAAGTAACTTCTATAATACTTACAGGTAAAGATGATAAGTTTAGAGTTAATATGTTAGGCGATTCAGAATATGATGCTTTTGTATTAACTTCAAATAATAGACGTGCTGGTATTAATATGGATTTAGGCTCTGTTCCTAGAGCAACACTAGATGTAAACGGCGATACTATTATTCGAGGAAACTTAACAGTTGAAGGTAACCAAACAGTACTTGAAACTTCAACACTAACTGTTGATGATTATAATCTTGAATTAGGACATGCTGATACTGTAATTACCTTAAACAGTCCAATGAATGCTACTATTGCAGCATTGTTAACAGAGAATGAATTAATTACAGAATCAAATACTAATGCACAAGGTAGATTTAAATCTATATCAGATGATTTACTAACACTATATTTAGAACCAGTTAGTGGATCCTTTAGTGAAGGTTTATCAAATAGATTAACAGCAGCATCAGCAGGAATTTTGTTAAGAGAAGAACCTATTGGTACAGAAGCATATGTAGCTTCAGCTGTACAAAGATCTGATGTTACTGCTAACGGCGCCGGTGTTATTATTAAAGGTACTCCTGCTGTATCTAATGAATATGACAAGTATTTAAAATGGATCAATAACGCTTACGATGATCAATGGGAATCAAGTGAAAACTTTGCACTTGCTGAAGATAAAGCATTTAAGATTATAGATAGAGTTTCTAATAATCCAAGAGTGATGATAGAACAAACATCTGCACCTGATACATATTTTGAATTAGGTGTAAACATTGAAGTAGCATCAGGATTAAGAGACGTTGGTATTTTAGATAGAGTAAGAGTTGGTGAGCCAGGTACTACTAGAATTTTAATTGACGAAGTTACAGCATACGGAGCAACATTACCTACGATACAAGCACCGATAGATGGATTGCGTATAGATAGTGCAGACACTATAACTGTTACTAATGCTGGTAATGATGTTAAAATTACTGGTGTTGCAACAACAAACTACACTACAGGTGCATTAAGTGATGCTGCTAACAAAGATTACGTTGATACACAAATGGAAAGTAATACTGTTGCACTTGCACTTGATGTAACAGACATGCCACAAACTGGATTTAACAGTTTAAATGAACAAATTATAGATATTTTAGATTTCTTGCACCCAGCAGCAGAAAAAAGACTTAATACATTTGCTAGAGTACATACTACTTCTTTTAGAGGTCAAGTTTCTAATATTGATATATCAAATACAATTAGTACAACAAAGATTGGTGCAGATTTTAGTGACATTAATACTATTGAACCATATGGTACACCACCAACAAATGGTGGTTCGGCAAACCAACAATTAGTTCAAGATATTGGATTTACTGGCACTACTTCAGGTGATGTTACCCTTAAAGCAGATGATGGCGGCTCACCGGCACAAACAACTCGCGTAAAACGCTTTTACAAAGTTATCGATAACGGCGGGACGTATGAATGGCAAGCATCTGCTACAGGACCAAACGGTGAAACACCGTAACGAAATTAAAAGGGAAATACGATAAATACTATATCGTAATAGGGGAAGTAACGAATGGCTTACACAATATTTAATACTCGCAATCAAGACGTTGCAGTAGTTGAAGATGGTACTATTGATAATACCACTGACCTTAAACTAATAGGTAAAAACTACGCAGGTTACGGCGAAATTCAAAATGAAAACTTTATCTACTTGTTAGAGAATTTTGCTGGTGCTAATCAACCACCTAGACCTATTGCAGGTCAGTTATGGTTTGATACAACTGATAAAAAGATTAAAGCATATGACGGCAATGATGAGAGTGTTTTTGTTCCCCTTGGAAACCTTCACATTGGTGCTAAACCTACCGGCGCAGCAATTACAGCAGCAAACGTCAATAAAGGCGATTTATGGTGGGATGATGTAACAAGTCAGTTATATACACACAACGGCGCAACTTCAGGTGATCCATTTGTACTAATTGGACCAAGAGGAAATCAAACAATTAAAACAGCAGTAGAAGATGCTGAAGTATTTGATAATTTATTTGCAGGCCAAGCAGACCCTTCACCCTACAAACACAAAATTTTAAAAGGGTATGTAGACGATGTTGTAATTTTTACAGTAAGTAATGATGAGTTTGTATTAGACGATTCAAATCCAATAACAGGATTTGATAGAATTAAAAAAGGTATTACACTTTTAAATACTGAAAACGCAAACAATGGTGTTACTAGTGGAAACTATCAGTTCCACGGTACAGTGTCAAATACACTACAACTAGGCGGAACACTTGCACAAGAATTTGTACAACGTTCTAATCCTATATTTTTAACTCAAGTTAATATTGATGATAACGACGGTGTATTAATTGGTCCAAATAATGAAGTAACATTAAGAGTTTCAAATGGCGAAGCAGAACTTAAATCAACTATTAATGGTGGAAAGATAAACTTTAAAGTTGATGATGTAAGTGGTAACACAGTTACACCATTAACACTTACTGCCGATGGCGCAATGCCAGCAACAGATAACAGTAAAGATATTGGTAGTTCAAGTTTACGCTGGAATGAAGTGTATGCTGTAAACTTTAGAGGTATTGCAGATAATGCTAACAACCTTTTAAGTGACGGTACTTTTAGAATTGCTACTAGAACTAATACAAACAATGCTATTGTTACAAGAGATAGCGTTGGTGATATCTTTGGTACAGCATTCCGTGGAACAGCGTTATACAACAGCGCAGACGCAACAGCAGCCCTTACAGCACGAGTTACAAAAGCAGATAGTGTACAAGTAGACGGTACAACAGATTATGTAAATGCAACTGTAACAAGTACAGCAAATAAACTAGCATTACGTGATGGTAATGGACATTTATTTGCAGAACAATTTAATGGACTAGCTTCTAGATCAGCAACAATAAGAGTTCCAACAGGAACTCCAGATCAATTTGAAAATCGTTCTGCAAGTGTTGCTAATCAAGGTAGCAATGTTCCTAATACTGTTGCTGTTAGAGACGAAAACGGAAGTTTATGGGCAAATGAATTTATTGGCGGATTAAACGGACAGTCATCAACTGCTACTAGATGGCATGAAAAAATGACACTTACAATAGCAGGAGATGCAGACGGTTCAGTAGAATTTGATGGATCTCAAGATGTAACATTAAATATTACCGTTGGAAATAATAAAGTAGCACTAGGAAGTGATACTACAGGTAACTATGTTCAAAGTCTTGCAATATATGACAATGACCCTTATGTTAACGTATACATAAACAATATACAAGACGGAGCAGCAACTGAAAGTGCAACAGCACTTCTTGGACTTAATGCTGGTTCAGACAACCAAGGCGGCAACCTTGTTGCTAGAGATCAGTTTGGTGACTTTGCTGCTAGAATAATTACAGCTGAAACTGGCATTGTATCAGATGATACAATTACAGGCGAAACAATTACAGCTAACGTTAAGTTTGTTGGGCATGTTAACGAAGTTGGTACAACTAAAGATGGTTACTTTGATAATTTGTTCTGTAATAACTTTAATTTTGCAAACGAAGGTACACTTGCAATTTCAGGTGGTGGTACAGGAGCAACTACAGCACCTACTGCTAGAACTAACTTAGGTGTTTACAGTACAGGCGAAGTTGACGCTTTAATTGCTGGTGTTAATAACGCAATTAGCGGTCTTAGTTCAGACAGAATTATTAGCGGCGACACTAACAGTACTAATATTATTTCTAATTCTAATATGGTGTATACATTAGCTAACGTACAACATACAGTTTTTGACGTAGATGGTATAACACTGTCAACAGGTAAATTTAAAGGTACTGCTACTTCGGCAGAATATGCTGACTTAGCAGAGATGTACACAACCGATCAAGAACTTGCTCCAGGCACAGTAGTCACAGTATGTACAGATGAAGGTCATGAATTAGAAGCATGTAGTGCAGTATCATTTCCGGTAGGAATTGTATCAACAGATCCTGCTTACTTAATGAATTCAAGTTTAGAAAACGGTCAACCTATAGCACTTAAAGGTCGTGTTCCAACTCGTGTAGTTGGAGCAGTTCAAAAAGGCACTTTATTATTTGCAGGCGATAACGGATGTCTAGTTAAAGAAGGCATACACAAGGTTGCAGTAGCATTAGAATCAAATAGTGAAGAAGGCGAAAAATTAGTAGAATGTATGATAGTACTGTAAGGTACTATACATAATAAAAAAGGCGCATTATGCGCCTTTTTTTATGACTAATTAACTTTGTACTATAATGTATATAAAGTGTGTGTATGACGCTTATATAAGCTCTAAAACGCCTTTATTATACGTTAGTCCAGTTAGAACCGTCAAAGAATTGTAATTGATTTGTTGCTGCTGGAGTAGTACCTGCTTCCATAAGTATTACCATTCCTTTTTCTGGACTTGGAACAAGAGCAGTTCTAGCAGTATCATCTGCAACTACTGCAAACTTAGCAGGAACACCAAATGTTACTTTTTCGTTAGTTGCTTCAAAGTGTGTATCGTAATTTGCTGGGTTTGCAACTGCTACATCGTCATCTGGATCACCTGTAAAAGTGTGAAGCACTAAACTAGGATCAGTTGCACCTGAAATTCTAAATAGTTCTACTTTATCCTGGGCAATTAACAGATTTTCAAAAGTTGATCTGTTTTCAAATCCTGTTCTATCTTTAAACTTAATTTCACCACCTGAATCGTGAATAACATCAAGTGTTCGTAATGTTCTTACAGAAAGTTCACCATCTGGTCTACCTCTAATAACCTGACCGCCTAAAGCACCATCTGGATTAACTTCAAATCCTTGATTCATTATAATATCAGCATTAAAAGTCATTGCAGGAGTTACTACAATAGCACTTGAATCTGCACTATCAATTAGACTAGTAAAAATGTTTCCGGTAAATGTTCCTGAATGATCACCAGCTGCATTACCAGTTAAGTTTGCTGTGATCGTACCACTAATAACTGACCCTGAAATTGTATTATTAACTGCATCAACTAGTATAGTTGAGTCATTACCAAATACTGTACCTTTAACATCACCTGTATGATAACCAGTTGTATTACCTACTACATTACCAGTTACATCACCTGTATGTGTGCCAGCAGTATTACCTGTAACATTACCAACAACGCCTTGACCTGCTTGTAAAACACCATTAGCATCAATATAAACATCACCACCATCAACTTTAAAGTTAATAATATTTGTTGATCCGTTAGAAGCATCGATAGTAAAATCGTTATTAGCATCATTAATGCTCATACCACCTGAGAAAGTTACGCTGTTTGTAAAGATATTGTTACCAACAGCATCTATAATAGGAGTGCTGTCGTCGCCAAACACAGAACCTTTAACATCGCCTGTGTGATAACCTGTTGTATTACCCGTAACATCACCTGTTACGTTACCAGTTACATTACCAGTTAAGTTTCCGTTTAAGTTACCTGTAACATCACCTGTTAAATCACCAGTAAATGTATTAGCACTTACATCAACCATTACAGTTGAATTGTCTGCTATAACATTACCGTTTAAAGAAACAGCATCTATTTGACCGTCTACTGTTAATCCAGTAAAGTAACCATTGTTCCAACGAGCGTTTGCTGCACCAATGTTATATGTAGAGTCTGCATTAGGAGTTAATGAGCTTGTTATCTTTGCAGTAAAGTCTACAGTATCAGTATTAGCATCGTCACCAATGTTTACATTGCCGGTAGCAGTAATAGTGCCATTAATGTTGATATTACCTGTACCAATAATATCGTTGCCGTTAAGGTCTAAGTTTTGTTGTAAATTTATTTTTGAATTATTTGTATCTGCGGTAATATACGTTCCAAGGATTGCACCTGCGTTGTCTGTAAGTTTTATACCTCCAGCAGTTGAGCCGTCACCGATAAACAGTGCATCTGTATCTGTAATATATACTAGCTCGCCTTCTGCAAATACAACACTTGAACGCTCTGTGTCCGTACCGCGTCTAATTTGTAAAGCCATTCGTTAAACTCCTGATAACATAATATTTGTTATTAGTATTTATCCGATTGAACAGGAATGACTACTTTCTTAATTTAAGGAATTTACGTGTCCGTTTGGTAATATCTTCTTTAACCTTGTTGGTATTTAACCTAAAGTCAACGTTTTTAATAGCGTCTTTATATTCGTCAAACAGTTCTTCTAGTGATTTTTCTAAGATTTCTATCTTATTTTTTGAAGTATCAATGGCAATATCCCATATCTTTCCGTCGATAAATTCTACTCGTACAGAATGGAGGTATTCGAGAGGGACAACATCTATGTCAACATCCTCGAATACCTCTGGCCAATGATTTATAACGTCTTGGGGAAGTTTTTTACTGGGCTTCTTCGACACTGGCTTTGGTTTTCCTCTTAGTAGGTACCAACTCCTCGGCCTGTTCTCTTAAACGTTTTGCTTCTTTAAACATTGCATCTGCTTGTGAACGATATTGAGCAGCCAGTTCTTCGTCTGACAATACACCAGCTGGTGCATCTGTTTCGCTTCTAGAAATATTAGTAGTATCTTCTACTGGAGCAGTTTGTGCTACAGGACTAGCGCCGTTTATTTCGTTTGCTAAATCACCTACTGTTACACCTTTTTGCTCAGCAATTATTTTATTAAGTTCTGCTAAATTTACTGTGCTCTTAGTATCTGGAGTCATTTCAATATCTTCAGATAATACTTTAGTTAATTTGCCCATTCGATGGAAACCAAGTAACATATTTTGTCCATCAGCTAATTGAGTTCTATGCATTGCATCAGCAAGTTCATTAGCATTTTGTCCTGCATCTGATTCTAATAGTTTCATAAGAGAATCGTGATCAGGCGCATCTAAGTTTTCGCTAAAAACTACTAATGAAAAATTAGGATCCCCAGGAATTACTCTATATGCTACTGCACATCTTTTTTTCTGTTTAACAGATCTTCCTATATGTTTTAGAGCCATATTACTCTCCTTTTGCTTCTTCCTTTGGCGGTTCTTGTTGAGCAGATACAGCACTTAGGAAAGATTCAAGTTTGTTATAAGTTGTACCAACTACTGCCATTTCATTTGCACGAAATGCACCGCGTGTACTAGCAACATCAATGATTTGCTTAATAGCAGTTAAATCCTGAACAGTTAGTTCAGCTGCCGGCGGTGTTGCTCCTGCTGGAGCCTGTGTAGTTGCTTCTGGTTGTTTTTGTTCATCAGCCATAGATTTTCTCCTTGTGTATTATTATATATGCGTAGTTAATTATTTGTACTTCAAAAGTGGACACGCTAACATGAAATAACTCATTTCTTTTGAGTCTTCAAAACCCACTTTAAGTAGTGTTTCTACTTTTCCACTTTGAGTAGAAACACCTACAGTTTTGCTTAAAAAGTATCGTCCTTTTAAGTTCTTCTGTACCCATTTATTTAATGAATCTTCGATGTTGTAGGTGTAAGGAATGGTTATGTATTCAAAATGCGGAGCAACAGAAGTTGCTTTTCGAATACCAAAAAAGTTTAATGCATTGGGCTCTTTTAGCTTATGCGGCACTTGTTTCCTCGTAGTGTACAGTTGTACCAAACGGTGCTTGCAGGTTTTTATCATGATGCGAATGTATCAAAAAGACTGTATCACAGTAGTCCGAATCGCCCCAGTGATCCCAAGGATAACCGTCTGTAAACATAATAAACTTTTTAGGAACATAGCTCTGTTCTTTCATATATTCCCAATTAGCCATAAAGTCGGTTCCGCCACCGCCCATAATTTCGTAATCTTCTAAATTTTCGCCGCCGTCTGCGGTAAAATCTTGTTCATTATATACCTTAGTATCAAAACACCATACTTTGATTTTGTAATCTTTGTATTGATCCATAATACCCTTAACTTCTCCTAAGAAGTCAGCTGCCTGTGAATTGCCAATTGAACCACTCATATCTAAACCAATTGCAATATCAATTGTGTCCATATAGTTCATACCTGGCAAAACAGCGCCGGTGTGCCAGCCTTTACGTGAAGGACGACTAAAAGTATAGTCGTTACGTATTGTTGATTGAATTTGTTGTTGGAGAAGTTCTCTCCAATTCATTTTAGGCTCTGTAAGCTCTTTAATCATGCGTTGTATTTCACCAGGTGTGTTGCCAGCACCTGCCGCTTGTGCCGCAGTCATCATGCCTTCTTTAATTTCGTCACGTATTTTTTTAAGTTCTTCTTTAGAGTACTTAGGACGCTTCTTACTTACATTGTTACCGTTTGAATCTTTTTCTTCTTCGCCTTCTTTTGACTCTCCGTCACCGTTTGCATCATCAAGGTGCTCGTCTAGCATTTCACCTTCTTTGTCTAGATCGTCAAGAAGTTCTTGCAGTTCTTTACCACGCTGTTTTGCTTCTTCAAATAGTTTATCGTAGATTTCTTCTGAAGTATCTGAGTCGTATTGAAAGTCTTGAAAGCAGTCTACAATTTTAGGTTTCTCACCAATACGATCTCTTACAAGTAAATTGTTTACTTTATAGTCTGCGGCAATGTTATATAACATTGGATGACGATCTTCTCTACGTGTAAGGTGATCAAATACCATATGTAGAATTTCGTGTGCAACAACAAACTCAATTTCTTTATTTGTCATTGCGTTAAAGAATTGTGTATTGTAATACAAATTGCGACCGTCTACAGCCGCAGTAGGCAACCAATCATCAGCTGCCAAAATACGCAAGCGAGTTGCCATATTACCAAAAAACGGATGTCTTAATAGCAAACCAATACGGGCTACAACAATACGATCGTAAACTTCGACACGCATTTCTTCAAGTTGCTCAGGCGTAATATTTGGATCAGGTTGCCAATTTTTAAGTTTACTTGCAGTATCTTTTGCGGTTGCCATGTGTGCCTCTCACTTGCTATTTACTATACATATAGTATACTAGTATTTACGACATTTGTCAAGAAAAATGGGCGATTTTGTAGGGATCGCCCTAACCCACACACCATATTAAGACTGTTGTGCTGCCTTAATATACTTGCCAAAACGCTCGTGGAATTCATCAAAGCATTCCACTTCGTCTGGATCAATGGGCAATGCATACTGAGTTAGTGCAACTTTTACACCCATTACAACTAGCTCAGTTTCAAAATTGTCCATTGCGAAGCGTAAAAAGTTATTAACTTTGTCGTCAAACTTTTTATCGTTTGCGTCAGACGCTTCTTTAAGTTCGTAGCAAAGTGAAACAGTAAGGGAATACATAGCACTGATTTCTGACTGTTTCAACTCTTTAACTTTGCCTTCCAAAATATCAGTTGGATTAGGCATACTTGATGCTACTTTACGGTGTGCCATAAACTTTACAGCAAGTCCTTCGCCAATTGCACCAGAAACCAAATCAGTAGTTGTTTCTTCGTCAATTCCGTCATCTAGCAGTTCTGAAACAAAAGTCCAAGAACGCGGCGTTGCAAATGAACGTGAAGGAGATTTAGGATCAAAGTCGTATAAGTCTTTCTTACTAAAAGTAAGGAAACCTACAACATCTTTGTGGATGTCATTATTTACTGCCCATTCAAACCAATCGTCAAATGATACAGCAAGTTCTAAGTGAATAAAACGGTTAGCCAACGGAGCCGGCATACGATAAGTGACACCTTTATCACTGTCACGGTTACCTGCCGCTACAATGAATACGTTGTCTGGAAGTTTATACTGTCCTACACGACGGTTAAGAATGAGCTGGTATGCTGCCGCTTGTACTGCTGGCGCTGCCGAATTCATTTCATCTAAGAACAATACAATGTTATCGTATTGTTTTGCCATTTCTGCATTTGGAAGTTCTGCAGGTTCTGCCCAAACCATTTTGTTATCGTTTGCGGCATAATACGGGATACCTTTAATATCTGTTGGTTCCCAAAGTGACAAGCGAATGTCAATCAAATGCGAATTAGGAAGGCTGTTAGTAATCTGTTCAACTACTTCAGATTTACCAATACCTGGAGGTCCCCAAAGAAAGATAGGACGTTTCTTTTTAATTGCATGTAGAATGCGTGATTTTGCTTTGTTAGGCGAAGTTGTGCGTAGTGCAACATTTTCCATTGTGTATTCCTCGTTTTCTATCATCAGTGCTAAGTAATTTCTTACTATACATATAGTATAGCATCACTAGGAATAAAGTCAAGACTTTTTGGTGTTTTATTCTGATTTTTCTTGGCGATTCATAGCCTTGGTTAAGCCATACTTGCGTAAGTCTCCACTAAAAAGGTGCAATTCCATGGCCTTTTTTTCGCTTGTTACATGTATAGCTCTATTGGTAAGATAGTATGGACAGTCGATAAACTTATCTAAAAAAATAACAACTTGTGTTGTCATTGGCATGTCTTTTGGATATGGTACTTCGTATGTTGTTAATTCTATTTCGGTTAAGATATCAAAACCTAAATCAGTTAGCCTTAGGCCTCCTGACTCTCTAGTATTTTTCCACCAAAGAGGCAAAAACTCTTTTACTGTAATATCGTTTGAAGTTTTTCCTAATTGGTTTAAAAATATCTTAGTGTATGTTTCTTTCCAGTTCATTCTTCTGTTTCTAAATCACCTGTTGATAACTTATATACCGCAAACTCGCCAGTATTAAACATGTCGTTTAATTTTTTTGCAAGATTGTGTGCGTGACCGGGATTAGAAAACGAAACCTTTTTATATTTAGGTCCTGGATAGTTAGTTATTGAATTCAAGCTCTTAAGGTTGAAAGGCTTGCCGTTGTAGAATACTGCCCAGATAGCTTCTGCATCTAGTACTTGTTCAGCCCTATAGGTTTTTTTATCTATGTATTCTAGCAGTACGGTGGGTTTTGGCCTACTCATATGCGTACACTCCTTAAAATTATATACGCATATATTTATCTTTTTTTTAGGTTATCTACGTAGTTTATTCCCAGCCAGTTCCGCCGTCTAACTGTACTTGAACTACTTCTGTAGAAGAAGAATTTTCTTTTACAAATCTTTCTAAGTCTCCTTCTAACCTAGCCATTACAATACCTAATGTATAAGATAAATTTTTTGCCTGTTGTAGACTTAGTTTAACTTCTTTGGCATTAGCCAAATCTGCACTTTTAACTTGAGATATAAACTGTTGTATAGGAGCAGTGTTAAGAGGATCATTTTGCATTTGCATTACTCAGTGCTTGTCTCATTTCAATTTCATTTTTAAATGGACCTTTAAATTCATAACGTTCAACTGTAATTAGTTTAGGACAAAAACTTTTAACCCATCCTTTGTCAAAATGAATAATATAGTATCCTGCACAATATAAACTTTTACTCTTATTACTTTTAGTAAACAATGGTAGTTTTCGTTGAACATCTAGTAATGGATTAAACGGCGTTGTACTTGTAGGATAGTTATAAACTTCTTTATCTGCCGTTACTTCTTCATTAACAGTGTTAGTTACTTCGTTAATAAGAACATTAGAACCAAATGTTTTCTTTAAGGCACGTTCGCTATTAAAATACTTTGTTCCTTGTGGCCCACTAAACATAAATTTATCATCACTAATACTAAGAGTACCAATCCTAACACCTTCGTCCTCTAATATCCAAAATTTATCTTTTAAAATTGTTTTTGTCTTTATTGTCATTGTGGGTACCTTGCTTGTAATGGTTCTGCAAATTGTGCAGCCTGATCTGCAATACGTTGCATATCCCATTTTGCACAAAACTTCATAAGACGCATTCCTACTTGTGAAATTTCTTTAGGAGATACTTCTTGTATTGTGCTATTAATTATCTCTTTAATTTCTGCAGGTTGTGCAGATAAATCACATAATGTAACATTACGATTGTAATCATCTAATACACGGTGCTCAACACCGTTATGATCAACCCAACGCTGTAACATAAGGTTATTCCAATTATAACCTTTCGCGGTCTTATCGTCGAATGCTTCCAATAAGCCAACTTTATTCTTAGTACCTTTTGTTCTAACGCCTGGATAAGCGGAGAAAACATTGTCACTTGTGTCACCTCGCATACATTTTTCAAACAGCATGAATTGTGGATTAGGAGCAGCCTTAGGCTCTTTAGTTTTCTTATCAAGTACAGGCGTACCTTTATCTGTAAAGTAGCCTTCGTGTGTAATAGTTGTGTTACTAACGCCATTGTACTGTTTTACATTAGGTGCAATTAGTTGTGCAAAGTCACCATCTGTACTAATAATAACATGATTGTCGTTAGGGTGATTTTGTACCCAACCTGCAATCAAATCATCTGCTTCAAGTACAGGATTTTGTATTACAGTGCAGTTAGTCTTTGTATTAACGAAATCTTTAAACTCGTCAAAGATTTCCCAAAACACTTTATCTTCTTCTGCTTCACGTGGACTCATAGCATCACGTGTTTCTTGACGGTTACGCTTGTACGGCTCGTAAAAGTCTTTACGCCAACTGCGTCCTTCTAAACAGAATACAACATGATCTGCATTAAAGTCTTGCCATGCTTTTTTAATACTGTTTAAAGTAATGTGTAATGCCATACCTACTTTAGTGTCTAAGTCGCCGCGTACTACATGACGAGCTCTAAAGAACGTATTTGCTGTATCAACTAGTACATAAGTTGCCATTTGTTTGCCTTTTAATCATTTATAGTATAATAATAGTGCCTTTCATAATATTTGTCAAGCATTAAGATACTTCACTTTTACCTTTATCGATAGGAACCACATTAATATAGCCCATGTCTCGATCAGTACTTAACCCATCTTCTTCTAACATTTGGATAACAATAGTTCTAAACCATGCGTCAACTATTTGTTCTGCACTTTCTCCTTTGTATCCAGCATCAAGAAGTTGCTCAACAAATTCATTATTCCAATCAAGTTCAAAGAATCCATTTCTAATATTATCTTTATTAACTTGTGT